TAGATCCATCATCTGATCCACCCTTTTTGAAAACAATCTCTTGCTCAGGCGTGATTATGACTTTTTTAAATTGTGTTTTTAAAATTGATGACATTAACTAGCACCTAAACTTTGAATTGTTAACTGAGAGATCATACCATTTGTATCTGCTGGTAAGAATATGATATCCATATCACCAGAACCATTGGGTTTAAATGCTTGTGTTGTTTGCATTTGTGGTTTTTCAACATTAGGAGGTATCATCACAATCGACTCTGATTCTCCTCCTCCCATTGGAGAATCATAACCCATATATTGTTGAGGTATTACATCTTTTTCTGGAATAGCAGAAGTTTCAACAGATGACGCACCACTCTTCACATTTTTGTCTCTTTGCTTAATAACTTTCGCAGCAGCTTCTATCTTAGTTATACTACCATCATTATTAGCATCTAGACCTCTATTTGCTTCGTATCTTCCTTCAAACTTCTCATTAATTGCACCCTTACCAAAGAGAACAAAGTCATCTGGTTTACCCACGGCAACAGGAAATAATACACTCATGTATAGATCAGATATATCTCCACCCTCATCACCTAAACGACCTTTCAAATTAGTTTCAAAATGTTTATCAACATATTCTAACTGTTCTGATCTAGACATTTTAGATAAGTCGTCTGTGCTAGTTCCCAATCCCTCAGCAGTCTTAGGCGTGAACTGTATCAAACCAGTAGCCCCCGATCCTGTTTCTGGCGTACCATCAGGACCTATGTTCTTCTGTGCTGGATCAAATGTACCACCAGTTTCAAAGTCCATCATAGCGAGGATATCATTCTGTGGAATATTGTACTTCTCAGACAAATCAGCTATACCTGACATGAACTTTTCATCCCCTGCAACTTCTGGAGGTAGATCATAAGTCATTTCTGATTTAGGTTCTACCTTATCACCCATCATTGTTTCAGTTGGTGTAGCTTTAGTTAAATGAACTGGAACTGTTTTACCTTCTTCATCAACCTCTTTACCAGTAAGTTCTTTTGTAATCTCCTCATCTTTCTTATTTGCGAATGGATTTTTTATACCCATCCATTTAGGTCCCAAGTATCCATCATCCTTCTCAGCGCCAACAAAATCCCTAACGGCATTTACTGCATCAGAATTATTAATAGCAGATGCAATCTCTTTTGTTTTTTCTATAACTTTATCAGTAGTGTCTGTTATAAAGTTCCATATTCTTTCTACTATACTAGGTCCTCCCCCAAACAACTTACCTTGTTTAGATAAAAAGATAAACTTATCAATAGCCTCCTCAAAGGCATCAACATCCAATCCCCTTTTCTTTCTACCAATAAATTTTCTAGGATCAGGTTTTTCCTCACCCTCACTTACTTCACCCTCTTCACCCTCTTTTGATTTTAGTTGTTGCGGTTCTTCTTTTTTCTTTGAACCTATCTCAGATTCTTGTTTTGATGTTGCCTTCTTATTATCATCTGCACTTTCGTTGACATTTTTTAATCCCTCATCTACCTTTTCTTTTTCTGCTTTTAGATCTTCTCTCATGGCACGTTCATTGCCACCATACTGTTGATTGAGAACATCCGTTGTTGATGCAGCTTTAGCTTTACTCAACGAACCTCCTAAAACTACAGGAAGAAGCAAAGCACTACCCAATAAAGCTTTACTGAATCCTCCACTCTTACCAGAATTGAAATTCTTTGCAAACTTTCTTGCTTTCTTTAAAGTGGATCTGCCTGGAATATCACCAGTTATACTCGTACTGGTAGTTCCCATGAAACGAGAAAACCTTGATATGACACTCTCTGCCTTATCTACAGCACCCTGAGCTTTCTTTTTTACTGTGGCGATTGCTGCTTTACTCATTACATTGCATCTATTATATTAAACACGGATCTAGAATATTGAATATGAATGTTACTCATATCAATAGCTGGAAGAATAGGAACTACATTCTTTGTAGCGTTTTGTGTTCTCTGTATAGGTGTTGATCCAGCTGCTCTTTTCTTATCCTGTGCTGGTATGGGAACAGGAAGTATTGTGCCACCGCCAGTACCACCTCCAGAGGGTTGTATGGCTGGTTGAGCAATATCCTTAGATATTTCTAGTTTAGCATCAGCCTCAGATGGTGCTGGTTTTGCCTCAGTGGGTTTAATGAAATCCTTAGTTGCACCAGTAACTTCATTGAAGGCATCCTCATATCCCTTATCGCCAGGTACATAAGTTATGTTTCCTATTGTAATTTCATTACCAGTTCCACCAAACTTTTTATAATTTTTGATCTCTTCTTTCTTTTTTTTAAATGCTGAACTTCTTGGTCTTGGTGAGTCTCCTTTAGATCCTAAGGCACCCCTGTTTCCTTTATCACCAGTCTCTCCCTTATCTCCCTTAAGAAATCTCTTGAGACCATCTACACTTGTCCCACGAGAATCAAAATCAAACATATTTCCTGTAGCAAAGTCCATGAACCCAGCAGCGACTCTCTTTAGTCCCTGTGGTTTTTCTTTTTCTTCAGCTGGTTTTGTTGTTGATTCTTTTCCTCCCTTGTCATCAGGTTTCTCTTCTCCCCCCTGAGTTGGAGTGATAATCATCTTACCACCCTCTTCTATCTTCAATATGGCGTTGGGAGACCCACCCATAACCTCCTCTTGTGGTTCTACCTTAGATTCAGTTGTATCAGTAGTTGAATCTGTTTCATCTTTCTTTACTTCTTCTTGTTCATCCTTTTCTGGTTTGTCATCTTTTCGCCTACGTTTCCTCTTCTCTATCAGATTAAGTTCAGTTTGGAACCTGTCTATGATCTCATTGAATTTATCTCCGTCTATCTTATCTGCACCTTTTTTCTTTTGAAGTCTTTTCTTTATTGCTCCAAAGGCTTTCCCTGCAAGCATACCACCAGCAACGAGAGCACCAGCACCTAAAGCCATTTTACCACCGACTGCAGCAACACCCATCGCCGCTGGCGCTGCCTTGAACGCCATTGCCAGTAATCCTACCTTTGCAATATTCTTTATCAAACCTTTGAAGAATCCACCACCACCACCTCTCGGTTTGGCCTTGGCCATCTTAGTGATAAGATCAACAATTATACCCTTAGCTTCTTTTAAAAACTCTAAGTTCCTCTGTAGAGAGTTCTTCAATCCTCCTAAACCAGATGCGAAACTTCTTAATGAATTCAATCCACCATCAAATATCTTTCCTAGAAGAGCGTTAGGATCAAATTGATTTACCTTTGATGTTACAGACTTAGCAATTTTAGGAACAAGAGACTGAACTTTGTTTGTTACAAGTTTACCTACCTTTCTTATGCCACCTTGTTTTAGATCTGGTCTTATAGGTTCTAGACTTTTAACATTTAAAAGAGAGTTCTTTCCCTTTACCTTACTCTGTAGACCTTTTACTCCACCCTTGACACCTTTTATTAGACCTTCTTTTTTTCCCTTTAAAAATTTGCCAGGATTAATCTTCTTCGTTGCCTTCCCGACATTTTTTAAGATAGATCCAAGTTTAGCCATTTTTGATTTGTGCTTCTCTAGCTTTTTGTTTTAGATTTTCTTCTTCAATGTGTAATCTAAGTAGTCCAACATAGATATCTCTTTCCCAAGGCGGCATATTCTCAATTTCTGTTAGAGAATATTTATGGAACTGCATGAGAGCAAAATTGATTCGGAAGTATGTCTCAAGATTCATATGAGACATACCTAGGCGAAAAAATCCGTTAGCCCCTCTAGTATTACAGTGTTTTCTTTCTTGGTGTTAGGATTGACTACCGTTAAAGTATGTTGTAGTTTGGGCATAGTTTCAAAGAACTTTTCAATCTTTGCAAACTGTGCTGATGTCAATGATTCGACCCATTCTCTTAGTTCTTTTTTAGTACACTCAGCTGCTGCGAACATATCTTTCTCATTATATACCATGTCAATACATGATGCTATGATATCAAATGACTGGTCAACAGCGTCCTTATCATCTGTAAAATTATTTTCAATAAACTGAGTAAGAGAAGGGTACTTCATCTTTACAGTGTATCCATCACCAATTTCAATATCTGTAGTATGTTCCTCTGATGTAATGACTTCTATGTCATTGATAGGAACATTGACTGAAACCTCAGTCTTTCCATCATCTCCACATGTGACAATTAGATCTATTGATTCACCAACAGACTTTCCTCGAATATTCAAAAACAAATATTCAATATCAAAGGCAGGGAGTTGTTCTACCTTGATCCCTCTCGTAATTACACAGGCTTTTATGACCTGTTTAACTGCGTTAGTGATCTCTTTTTGGTTTCCACTTTCTAAAGCAAGTATGAGTATCTTTTCTTCTTTTACCAAGAACGGTCTGTACTTTACAGTCTTTCCGTTTGAAGGTAATACCAATTCATGCTCAGAGGTTGTAATCTTGGGTAAAGGCATAATAAGTAATTATTCTTTATTATTTAGAGGGGTTTTACGGCCTCCATTTTAACATCTATCTTACCATAATAGACTCCTAAGAATCCATTTGGACACATAGTAACTGCTTCTGGATGTGACTCAAGAAGTTCTTGTGCCAACACTCCACGATATCTCTGTGATTTACCAATGTAATTCCATTCATAAACATTGATACCAGATGGTGAGTTACCCACCTTAATGATATTTTCTTTGAGTTTCATATCACTTGCCATAGGACCATTTTCTTGGCCAGCTGGAGCAGTATTTGCAACTTTAATATTCAACTTATTATTACCATCACTAAGTACTTCACCTTGCCTACCAGCCTCAGCATTTGCTGGATCACTGCGATCTGTTTGGCTATTACCAACTTCTGATTGGTTAGTTACTATGATATATCTGTCATAAGCAAATTCTACTGTTACTTGTAAAACTGTTGAGTTCTGATAAGTTAACGCTACATCCTGTATAGATGTAGGAAAAGCATTTATAAATTTATAACTTATCGCTTCTGGGTCGAACGCACCATACTTCTTATTCTTTTGGAATCGTTCTTCATCACTCATCACTCGTACGAATGGATGGTCATTACCCTTATCTTCTTGTGAGGTAGTAGTATAAGTGTTTAATTGAGATTGGATTGCACCCACATTCCTTTCAAATTTAGTAATAGTCAAACTTTTTTTGTATTCATTTGGATATCTAAATCTATGAAAAGAATTTGAATCAGTTGCATTTGGATAGCCAGATGTATATCCACTAGTAAGTCTTACATCGTTAGCACCTGATCCAGTAAAACCAGCTTTGTAGTATAATGGGTTCATGAAATTAATCCACTCTTGGAATAATCTCAAAGAAGCATAATCCGATGGAATATAGTAAGTTATAGCAATATCATTATATGCCCTCTGTGTAGCAAATCTTTCAGTTATACCTTGTCTACTTCCTTTTTCCTCTAAAACAGACATCGCTGTTCCAGGCAATATTGCTTCTGTTGCTAACAAAGAATATCTACGCATAGCGTATGGAGTATTAAATACTCCACATGATGTCAACCAATTTTCTAAACTCTCTTCAGCACCGTCTGAATTACTAGTTCCCATTGCTAAATCTAAATTAACAATATAAAAGCTAGAAAGAGATGGCGCCCCTAGTGCAGTTTGGAAATCTTCTTGAAATGCAAGATCAAATTGACCTTTCTCAATACCATCAGGCGTTGTGCCTGCATTAAATGGTCTTATCTTCTGAAAATAATTCTTATTCGTCTGTCTATCTATTGCCATCTAAATAAAGTTATGACTTACCATACTATGTATATGGCTTATAAGGGTAAATTTAAACCAAAACATATAAAAAAGTATAAAGGCGATCCCACTCAGATCATTTATCGTTCTCTTTGGGAGAAAAAGTTCATGGAGTATTGTGATTTAACAGAAAATATAAGTCAATGGCAATCAGAAGAATTTTTCATACCATATAAAAATCCTTTAGATAGAAAAGTACACAGATATTTTCCCGATTTCTTTATCAAATATCAAGATGCAAACGGTAAGAAAAGGTCTGTAGTGATTGAAGTCAAACCAAAGAAACAATGTAAAGCCCCACCTAAGAATCCAAAGAGAAGAACTAAGGCATGGGCTCATGATGTACAGACATGGGTTATTAATCAAGCGAAGTGGGAAGCAGCAGAACAATACTGTGCTGATAGAAAGTATGAATTTAAGATCATGACCGAAGACGATTTAGGTATTTCACATGATCGCAGAAGATATTAGACAACAGGCCAGTAATAGAAACAGAAGTGGTGCATGGTATGTTAATGCACTATCTA